GTTTGGGACAAAGGCAACTGTGGGCTTGGCAACGGCTTCCGTCCACAACACGAAATTATTTTGCATTACGTCAAAGGCAAAGGCAATTATTACGACCAATCAACGGGCAATGTCATTCGCTCAAAGCGGGTAAATTCGAGCGACAAACTGCACCAAACGCAAAAACCCGTTGAATTACTTGCCAAACTACTCAAAGTCGTCACCGCCGAGGGCGACACGGTACTTGACCCGTTTTTTGGTTCTGGCTCTTTGGGCGAGGCTTGTTTGAGGCTCAACCGTAAATTTATCGGAATCGAGAAATCAAAATTTTACGTTCAGGAAGCGACACGTCGCATCGAGGGCGTGAAAGACAATATTGATACTTCTTTATTTTCTTATTCTGATTGCCGATAACTCCAAGCCCAACGAAGTCCGGCGAATAGCCGGATTTGCGATGGGCGACAGTTAGCCGCATCGTTCCAGCGCCCAAGTCGTGCCACACGCCTTGGGCGCTCTAATTTCACTCTCGTACAACCACACAGCGCCTCGCATCGGAAAAACCCAACGCCTGGGCGGGATTTTTTTTGCAAACAATTTGGCAAAGCCCGTACCTTTGTCAAATGAAGGCAATGTTTCTCGCACTTTTGGCCGTTGGCATAGTCATTGCCCTCGGATGGGCGCTTGCCCAAGTGCTGCGAAACTCAAGATAGTTTTGTTTTGATGAATCGGTTTGGATGCCCGCCTAACGCGCAATGCCGGGGGCGGTTTTTTTGAAACACACGGCGGGTTGGAAAAGGTGGTAATTCGCCAGGCTCATAACCTGGAGACGCTTGCTCGACTCAAGCACCCGCAACAAATAAAAAAAATGGAGTACGTCAAAATATCAAGCATCAAACTCAACCCGGCCAACCCGCGAATAATCCGCGACGAAAAGTACCGCAAGTTGGTGCAATCGGTCGCGCAATTCCCGGCCATGCTCGACGTTCGTGGCATAGTGGTTGACGGGCAAAAAATGATCCTTGGCGGAAACCAGAGGTGGCGGGCAATCCTTGACCTGCTCAAGATGCCGGAAGGCGACCTGAAACAGGCGATCGGGGAAAACGAAAAAGCCTGGACAATGTGGGAGATTCTTCGCGAAAAGAAGGCAGTCCCGGCAAAGTGGATCGTTGACGGCTCGGCAATGACAGACGACGAAATACGCCGTTTCATAATTGCCGACAACGTCGAGTTTGGAGAACACGACTGGGACGCGCTCGCAAACGGTTGGGACGTTGATGAGTTGGCAGATTGGGGCGTGGAGGTGCCTAACTTTGAAGATTTTTCCGCCAAAAACAAAGAGGTTGACACGAACGCAATGGAAGATGAAATGACGCTATCCTTTAAGTTTTCGCAAGAGCAGTATTTTGAGGTGCGTAGCGCGTTGGAAGAAATCGCAGAAACCCCGGAACGGGCGTTGATAACATTGATCGAAAATGCAAGAGCACAAGTTTCCGTATAGATGGAACCTCGCCGACGGATACCCGGCAAAAGGAATTGAGTATCACGGGCGCAAGGCATTTGGCACTTTCGTTTGTGGCGGAGGGTCAACGATGGGGTATAAGTTAGCGGGGTTCGACCACATTGGAGGGGTAGAGATTGACCCGAAGGTGGCGGACGTTTACCGAACAAACCACAACCCGAAACACCTGTTTGTTCAGGACATTAGAGAATTCAACAAGCGCGAAGATTTGCCCGCCGAACTTTACGACCTTGATTTGCTGGACGGATCGCCGCCTTGTTCATCTTTCAGCATGGCCGGGAACCGGGAAAAAGACTGGGGAAAGAAAAAGCAGTTTCGAGAAGGTCAGGAATACCAGCGGCTTGACGACCTCGTTTTTGAGTACGTCAAAACCATAGGAAAGTTAAAGCCAAAAGTTGCCTTGCTTGAAAATGTCAAAGGACTGATACAGGGCAACGCAAAGGTTTACGCCAAATCGATGAAAACGGCATTTGAAAGCCACGGATACCGTGTACAGGTTTTTTTGTTAAACGCTGCAAGTATGGGCGTGCCGCAAAAGCGCGAGCGGGTGTTTTTTATCGGGTTGCGAAATGATTTTGATTTGCCTTTATTGAAATTGGAGTTCAACGAAAAGGCTGTTTTGTTTGGGGCGCTGAAGTTAGGTATAAGAGAACCCGTGCAAGGCACGATAGGTCGTGCCTTGCACGGAAAAAGAATCGTGACAGACAAGTGTTTAGCAGATATATCAAGTCGTGAAAGGGGAAAACCGAGCGGGTTTAACACCATGCTCATAAAAGACAATGAGGCGTTCCCGACTATTGTAAGTAATTCATATTACTACATTTTTGAAGATTTTACCCATGTGTCAAAACCAGAATACTGCCAAATTGGAACATATGCCCTTGACTACGACTTCAAAAAAATTGCCCCTAAATACCTTATCGGAATGTCCGTGCCGCCGGTCATGGCAGCGCAAATCGGGCATAAAATTTGGTTGCAATGGTTGAGTAAAATTGGTTCAAAAAACCGTAACTTTGTCTAATGACAAACGAATTTGACTTTAGAACAGACGGTTTTGAGGTTTCCGAATTTGATGCGGATTTGTTCGGCGTGGAAGCAGGCATAAACCTATCTGCCCGCCACCACCGACCGGCAAAGCAAAAGGCCGTTCCGGATAGTAAGATAAAGTACCGCAACGCGCAAGCGCTGGCAAAAGAAATGAAGTGCGAGCGCGGAATGTGGCATATTTGCCTGATTGACGGCTCGTTTATCACAGGCGACTTTATCGAAGCGTTCGTAAAGCACAACAATTTGCACGCAAAGCGCATTTCAATATCCACGTTGTCGCTGAACCAAGAAAATGTAGACAGTCTTGGCAACCTGCTTTTGGATGGTTGGTGTGACGAAATGGAATTGATCGTATCTGATGGTTTTTGGGCCAATTACCGAAACGACATAATCCCGTACATTTACGCCGAACTGGACGTTCCAGACAATCGTTTTCAACTGGCCGTAGCCCGCGTTCACACAAAGGTTACATTGATCGAAACGCATTGCGGAATGAAGATTGTTTTCAGGGGATCGGCAAACCTTCGCAGTAGCGCGTGTATCGAACACCTGGAGGTACAGGAAAGTCCGGATATATTCGATTTCTTTGCTGAATTTCACGCCTCAATAGTTCAGGCGTTCAGCACGATCAACAAAAACGAACCGAGCATCTACAAAAAAAAGATGCTTACAAAAACTGGAACATGGCAAGCGGCAACTTGAACAAGAAAGTAAAAAAGCCGGCGTCCAAAAAGACATTGGCAAAGCAAAGGCGCGGGCAAAAGCGCACGCCGTAAAAATTCCGTAAAAATTCCGTAAAATGGCAATGGTTGAAGGCCGTAATGGCGGGAAGATAAATCGCCCGCAAAAAGGTGACCCACCTAACCCAGGGGCAGGCCGCCCGAAGGGGTCTAAGTCTTTCAAAACGCTGTTTGCCGAAGCGTTGGAGCGCACCACAAAAGACAAAGACGGAAAAGAGATTCCGTTAAAGGAATTGTCGGCGCTGCAAATAGTTGGAATCCTCCTTTCAAAGGAAACCGATGACAATACCAAACTAAAGGCGTTTTCTTTGATCCAGGCAACGCTCGGCGAAGCACCGGCCACCAAAAACGAGGTTTCAGGCCCGGACGGCACCCCACTATTCGGAATATCAAAGGCGAAGCAGGAAGATATTGACAAATTGCTCGATCTGATGGATGGGAAATGAACGCACGCTATTGCTGCCAATCGCCGCGTCTCGCCGCGAAAGGCTGACCGATGAACGGCGTGCCGAACTACGCGCAAACGGGCGCATACCCTTCCTGATAAACGACTGTTACCTGCCCCACCTTTTCAGAAAAGAGCGAATCCAAATCCGCTACGGCGGTTCAGCGTCCGGCAAGTCCGACGTAACGGCAACGGAACTTTTGATGAAAGCGATAGGGCAGCCGTATTTCCGGGGGCTGTTTGTCAGGAAGTACCAGGTCACGGTACGGGACAGCCAATTTGCCCTTTTCCAGGACTTAATTAAGCGGTACGGCATTCAAGACCTTTTCCGGGTCAACAAATCCGACATGGACATTACCTGCATACCGACTGGGAATGTCCTAATGTCGGGCGGCCTTGACGACGTGGACAAACTGAAGTCAATACCGGACGTGACCGATATTTGGATCGAAGAACCTATTGACCGAAAGGGCAGCGTAACCGAATCCGACTTCACGGAACTGAACCGGCGCTTGCGCTGCGATAAGGCATCGAACCACATACACCTTACCTTCAATCCGATAGCCCGCGAAAACTGGATACACCGGCTTTTCTTTGAGCAGAAAGCCTACGACGTGTTTGCCCTCAAAACGACGTACTGGGACAACGCCTTTTTGCCGCCGGACACCGCCGCGCAGTACGAAACTTTGCGGCTTACCAACCCGGACGAATACCGCATTTATGGCGAGGGGGAATGGGGCAGCCTTGATGATACGGCCATGCGCCTTTTCCGGGATGAATCAATCGAAGACCTGTTCACGAACGGCGGCTTTTTGCCGGACGGGGAACGGTACATAACCGCCGACGTGGCGTTCACCGGGGCAGACATGTTCGTGGTCATGGCGTGGAGCGGGTGGAAGGTTCTCGACGTTCGCGTGTTCCCGCGTACCGAAGGGGATGAGGTGGTAAATAAAATCCAGGCAATCGCAAACGAGTTCGGAGTGCCCGGCCAGCGCGTGGCCTTTGACGCTGGCGGGGTAGGCATCGGCTTGCGCGGGTTTCTTCGCAGCGCAATACCGTTTGTCGGGGCTGCCGCGCCGGTTGATGACGCGCCTGAAAAGACCGACCTGCAAAGGAAGATATTGCCGCGCCCGGCGTTCAGGAACCTTCGCGCACAGGCGTACCACTACTCCGCGCAAAAGGTGAACGACTGTGAGGCGGCATTTCTCCC